CCCTTTTGGTGTCCATTGTTCAGTAAATTGTTTAAAGGTTTTCATTTTCTTCCTTTTCTTACAACCCTTCTAAGGATTTTATATGTTTTTTTCAGATTATCCTTTTTCAATAATGGTTTAACTGTGTTTTTAGTTTTATTAACTATTTTAGATGTTGTTTGTTTAGTAGCATCAATTCCTTTTTTAGTTGCATCAATTCCCTTTTTGACATATGGAGATACTTTTTTTGTTAAATCAACGTATGATTTAGGATCATATAATTTACTAAGTGATTTGCTATATGCATTATCACCAAAACCTCTATTTACATTCTGCCCAAATTTAACGACATTTTGCATTTTTTTACCAGCACCTAAGAACTTTGCAACTTTAGCAACTCTACCTGCAGGTATTGCACTAAAAGCATCAAAAGCTGCTTGCTTATACTTTCCTTTACTCAAATTCTGAGCAGTTCTTCGTAAGGCATCAGCTGTTAATGCCACTCCTACACCTTTCCCAAAAGCTGTTACTAATGGGGGTATCGCTAATGCTGGAAGTGCTTCAGTGAGAGATTCTCTTGATTGAATATTAAATTCCTTAAATGTTTTCTTTTTCTTTGTAGTCAATACTGGAACAACTAAATCTGGATCATAACGTTCTTTTTTATGTTTAGGAATTCTTGGTCTTCTCTCTTGCGGTAGACCAAAATTCTTAATATTCATTTTTAGTAAGGGATCTGACAAATCAGCACTATCGTAATTCATTATGCCAATGCGATTGCTCTAAAGTCTTTAAGTTTGACCGCTGATGATTCATTAGTTGAACTCATCACAATTTTGATTGCAAATGCATTGAATTGCTCTAAGTTATCAACTGTAAACTGATACTCTGAAAATTCACCAATTCTGTTTTTAGGAACGTTTGCATCTGCTCTACCATCATTAAGACCTAGATCAATTATTTCATCACCAAAACCATCTCCATCTATATC